TCATCGGTTTCTCTCATGGGTGGCCGCAAAGTAGTTATTATTGACGAAGCAGACTATCTAAATCCTAATTCCACACAACCAGCGTTGCGTGGTGCAATCGAGGAGTTCTCCTCAAACTGTTCATTCATCTTTACTTGTAACTTTAAGAATCGTATTATTGATCCGATTCATTCTCGTTGTTCTGTTATCGATTTCAAAATCAATGGTAACAAAGCAAAAATGGCCGCATCTTTCATGAAGCGGGTGGAGTGGATTCTTGATCAAGAAAAAGTGACCTATGATAAAGATGTAGTTGCAGCCGTTATCATGAAACACTTTCCGGACAATCGTAGGGTTCTGAATGAACTTCAACGATATTCTGTTTCTGGTACAATCGATAAAGGTATTCTTTCTAATATTGCTGATGTGGAACTTGGTTCTTTGATTACAGCATTAAAAAGTAAAGATTTTGCATCTACTCGTAAGTGGGTAACTTCAAATCTAGACAATGATCCTGTTAAAATCTATCGTAAACTATATGATGGTTTGTATGAGTTATTGAAACCCAATTCTGTACCACAATTGGTTCTCATTTTAGCTAAGTATCAGTATCAAGCTGCCTTTGTTGCTGACCATGAAATTAATATGGTTGCCTGTTTGACCGAGATTATGGTGGATTGTGAGTTTAAGTGATGCCAGATTTATTCAAAGAAATCTTGCCATCCATCCTACAGACTAAGAAAAGTGTATTCCGTGACGAGTTAGACTTCAAAGAATATAAGCCATTTATTGTCAACCGAGCCTTGTCCTATCACATGGACTGTGTTTTATATGTTAATGAATTGAATAAGAATCCGGGAATCGAACCGGATATGCAATATTCATACCTTCTAAATACCATAAGACCTATGAAACGGAAATTCCAACCGTGGCAGAAATCAGAGGTTGACAAAGATATAGAATGTGTTAAACAGTACTTTGGTTACTCCAACGAGAAAGCTAAAGAAGCGTTGCGTATTCTTAATGATGAACAGATCGCTGAAATAAAAGCAAAAACAACAAAAGGCGGAGTGACAAAATAATGATCTCAATTATCGATTTAGTTGAGGTTACATTAGGTGAAAGAGATGATTTTCTAAAGGTTAGAGAAACCCTCACACGCATCGGTGTAGCTTCCAAGAAGGACCGTATTCTTTATCAATCTTGCCATATTTTACATAAGCAAGGCCGGTATTACATCGTACATTTCAAAGAACTATTTGCATTAGATGGTAAACCAACGGATATATCAGAGAATGACTTATCCCGTAGAAACGCCATTGCTAAACTACTAAGTGATTGGGGTTTGGTAGTATTAGTTACACCAAAACAGATTGAAACACCAGTACCTATCTTTTTATCACAGATTAAGATTCTGTCACATAAAGAGAAAGATGATTGGGAATTAACTCCAAAATATAATATCGGAGCCAAGAAAAACAAGTAATTTTAATATTGGTAAAAAACCAGGATCGTATTAAATCTGTTATAAATATTTTTGACTTCACCTTAGGACCGCTAAGTACGAAGTGTTTTAAAGCGGGTATGACACCACGATACCGCTGGATACCGTAACCAGTATTTTAATCACACACACACAAAGGAAATAAAATGTTAAAAAATAGCACATTACCCGAAGTAAAATTCAACAAAAACGGATATGAAATCCGCACAGAAGTCCTCGATATGGCCAAAGGTCTTATCACCGAGGAATATCACTCCAAGTTCGCCGGTTGGGAATTATCCGCCAAGCGTGACGAAAAATCTGGCCAAGTAGTCACTACAGTTGGTATGCCAGAGTTTCCAGGCCTTGATAAAGTTATAGAAGCCGCAGAAAAAATGTACGCATTTGTTAACTCTGGATCCGGTAAAAAATAAACTGGTATTTGGTAATAAAGAGAGGACTGATTGACAGTCCTCTTTTTTTATGTTATAATGGTAATTATGATGAAAACTGTGAAAAAACCTCAAATCCGTAAGGTGCGTAATCGCTTGCACCATGACGAAATCTATTATACCTATTCTAATTGGGAAACCAAAGATATTGACGGTATTCAATTTATTCCTGTGGTGAAACAACCACAAGAAATGAAACTGCAGCAAATTCATTATATGAAAAAAGATAACATGGAGTTTATCAAGTGAATAAAATTGAACAGATGAATGTGTATCAAAGACACCAATTTAATCCTGGTAGTAAAGGTGATATGATTGAAGCTAGAAAATTCTTTCACAACAATAAATGGGAACATGGTTGTCCATTCTTTTTGGAGTGGCCACACTTGGACATTCCTTCAATGATTAAAGATAAAATCACACAATACACACTTAAAGGAATTTACTAATGGATTGGTTAAGACACTCCGGTTGTAACATTACATTGAAATTGAATCCGTTTCATTGGAGAATTTCATTTGCATACAACAAAACAAATGAAGTATGGGAACAAGATGCCTTGGTGTTGGAATTGTTACCTATTACGATTCGTGTTTGGTTTGATGATGGGAGTTGGTAATGATTCCCCGTAAATTAAATAATTTTATCGACAAAGAGAACCTTAACCTACATTTCATTAAAGACCTTGTAGGTAATGATAGACGGCTTCGCTTTGGTGGTTCTCTTAGTGATGATGCTATTGAAACCTATTTGAAATCTTCTTTTGTGGATTTTGGTATTAACAATATGTGGTTCATTGTTGATGTTGAATCACCAGAAACTTTTGGTCGTAAAGTCGTGGCTACTTGCCATGTAAATTACGATTGCAAAACAAATACAGCAGAACTAGGATTAACGGTTAGTCCCGATTACCGTAACCAGAAAATCGGGCAAGAATTATATAATCGTGGTGTTACTTGGGCTCGTATGAAAGGTGCTGAAACCATCTTTATGCATTGTCTATCTGAAAACAAAACGATGCAACATATTGCTCGCAAAGCCGGTATGACTGTTATTACACTTGACCCAACCGAAAAACAATCTTCAATCAAAGTTGATAAAAATCAGGTTGTTGCTGGATTTGAAGATTCAGTTTATGAACAAATGGCAGTTTATGATATGTTGGTACGAAATCAGAAATGGTTCTTTACTAGTTTTATGAAAATGTTTAAGAAATGAAACAAAAGTTCATTGACGCTTACATGGATGTAGCAAAGAGATTTGCACAATTATCATCCGCTAAAAGATTACAGGTGGGTGCGATTGTAGTAAAGGATGATAGAATTATTTCGATTGGTTACAACGGAATGCCGTCTGGTTGGGATAATGGTTGTGAGAACATATTAGAAGATGGCACAACCAAAACCAAACCTGAGGTGATTCATGCGGAAGCTAATTGTATTGCGAAATTAGCTAAGAGTTCTGAGTCTGGTGATGGATCCACAATGTTTTTAACTCACGCACCTTGTATCGATTGTGCTAAACAAATTTACACGACTGGCATAAATAAAGTATATTATAATCAAAGCTATAGAGATACTTTAGGCATTGACTTTCTTAAAAAATGTAACGTAAAGGTAGAACAATGCAAGGATGGGGGAAACACCTAATTATTGATGCTCGTGGATGCAACATTCAAAGAGCAAACGATCCAGAATATATTAAGCATTTTACTAAGGAACTGGTAAGATTGATAGAAATGAAGGCGTATGGTGAACCACAAGTGGTACATTTTGCGGATGGTACAGACAAATCTGGTTGGACTGTGTTACAATTAATTGAAACATCAAATATAACAGGACACTTCTTGGACCGCAATGGAGACCTCTACCTTGATGTATTCAGCTGTAAAGCGTTCTCGGAACATACCGTTTTGAGTGCTTTAAAACTGTTCTTTTCACCTGATGAAATTAAACATCAAGTGATCTGGCGGGATGCTAATTAGATAAATAAAGGTTGTGAGTAGTAACGGAGATATGCAATTATTGGGTCAACTTATTAAGGAGAGACCTAATGCAGTTAAGTATAGTCGGTTGTCCCGATAAAAAGCACTTCCGTCCGTATGTTAAGAGAGCGGCAATTTTCTACGCTCAGGAACTCATGAAACCAAAGATGTTAGAAAACATCTATCTAAGAATTAAATTTAACAGTACAATACCGGTTTATGGATATGCTTCAATATTGGAGTATAACGAAAGTCGTAAAGCCAGAGAATTTGAAATAGAAATAAACCCAAATATTGGTGCAGCAGAGATATTGAAATGTCTGGCTCACGAAATGACCCATATTAAGCAATACGCTTATAATGAAACCAACGAAACATTAACTCGTTGGAAAGGTATCAAAGTTGATTCTGATATTGTTGATTATTGGGAACAACCATGGGAAATAGAAGCCTTTGGTACAGAAGTAGGATTATTTTCAAAGTTTGCCATTAAAGAAAAACTTTGGAATATATTTAATGGTGTTCGGGATCCGGATGGACCAATTGAAGTAGAACCTTTAGGATGGAAAAGTGATGACGCAGAAGGAAATTTTGAACAAGGCTTATGGTAATATACCAAAAGAAGTCGGATATACTTTTGATATTATGTCGTGTTTACCCACTTTCCGCGGAATAAAATATTATTATTACATATTGATCCGAAAAGTAACAAGATAACCTAGTCCAACTAGGTTTTTTTTCGAGTGTTGTACCAAAACAACAGTACCAAAAATGTTACTAGACAGGAATGAAAAGGTCTAGTATAATGGTTATTTAAAGGAGAGTATCATGAAGAAAAAAAGTACTCGCCAAGCACGGAACATTTATGTTAAACTAGCATTGTTTCGAAAAGCAGGCAGTCATCGTAAAAGTAATAAAGCTATAAGGCGTTTAGAGAAATCTAAAAAAATGTATCCTATTATTGACATTATAATCAATAGTGTATATAATAGGATACATTGGGCCAATAGCTTAATGGTAAAGCAATCGACTCATAATCGATTGAGTGATAGTTCAATTCTATCTTGGCCCACCAAATATACCAAATGTTGTATTGACTTTGATGTATAAGTAGTATATAATCATTACATATGACGAAAAAAGTAAAAGTAATTCCTGAAGTAAAGGCAAATAATACTCCTTCTTGGGGTAGAATGTTGACCAAAAAAGAATTACTTGATATGCTTGATAGAATTTATGCCAAGCAAAAAGAGAAAAAAGAAAAGTAACAATGCGGAGTGTAATAGTACGATTCAGGATACCCTCTTGAATTATCTGAGCATAGCAGAACTCCGCTCCAGTATTCATTATTGAGAATGTGTGAAAAAGACTAAGCAATCCCAACTGTTAGGGAATAACATTATCCTGGTAGTAATCTTCAGGTATCTGAAAACGCTGTATGCTGACACAGCATGATGAACACAGGAGAGAAATATAATACCGAGGTTATCCCGTAAGGGGTCGGTTGAATTCTCTTAAACATAAAACAGTATTCTCAATAATGACTATATAATTCTATAGCGGGTTGGTGAAAAGGAATCACAGAGGACTCATAATCCTCAGTTCTTGGTTCGAGTCCAGGATCCGCAACCAACAAGGAGATATTATGAGTGAAATTAAATCCAATACCAAAAAAGTTCCCAATATTCCGATGCTTAAAAATGCAGGTCCAAAATCTGCTACAAAACCCAAAGGTCCGATTGCAGCAAAAACTGCTAAACCATTGCGCAAAGCGGGGAGAGGTAGATGACGCAACCAAAAGAAAAAGGTGGAGTTCCACCAATTGAAATTTACACTATTATTGGTAAAGGTGTTGATGAAACGGATCCAGTAAAAAAACAAGACGATGAAAATGAAGATGCCGAATTCAAGAGAATTGAAGATGAACAATTCCGGCAAAAAGAATTAGAAAAGGTTAGAAACCTTACTCGTTGGCCGTAACAATTTATTAATGCGGGATTAGTTTAATGGTAAAACTGTAGGTTTCCAACCTTCCGTTATTGGTTCGATTCCAATATCCCGCTCCAAATTTTAGGAGAAAAACATGAAAATATTAGCATTTAAATTAATTACCGGAGAAGATGTACTCGGTGAGATTGAATCGGAATCTGAAACGGAATTTGTACTTGAAAATCCTGTTGGTATCACCGTGGTCCGTGGCAAAGATGGACAACCTAGTATCGGATTCTCTCCTTTTCCATTACATGGTGAACAAAAATCTGGGGCAACCATTGCCATCGCTAAGAAGAATGTAGTATACTCCTATGTTCCTGCTGAAGATTTTATTACAAATTATAACCAAATCTTTGGTTCTGGACTAATCGTACCTCCACAAAAACAATTAATTACAGGTTAACTTGAGCTTCTATACTAATGTACAATGTTTCGGTAACAACATCCTTTATCGTGGCATCATTGACGGGAAAAGAGTAAAACAGAGAATCGAATATTCTCCTTCTCTTTACCTACCTTCCAAAAGAATTACCAACTTCACCTCACTCGAAGGTGATTATCTCGACCAAAAAATCTTTGGTGATATTCGTAGTGCAAGAGATTTTATAAAACAATTTGATGGGGTTTCCAATGCTTCAAGAATTTTTGGCCAGACTCGTTTTGAGTATGCGTATATTGCGGATCAGCATAGAAATATGGTTGATTACGATTTTGATAAAGTTCTTATCGGAGTAATTGATATTGAGGTGGGTTCCGAAAATGGATTCCCTAATCCATACGAAGCAAACGAACCTATCACAGCAATCTGTATCAAATATCTCAATGGTCCAACTTATGTGTTTGGTTGTGGCATCTATGAAACCCAAGGCAAAGAAATTTATGTAAAATGTAAAGATGAATATTCTTTATGTAAACAATTCATGGCTTTGTGGACTAAGAAATGTCCTGATATTCTAACTGGTTGGAATACCAAGTTCTTTGATGAACCATATATCATCAATCGTTTCCGTAAAATTCTTGGTGAAGATGAAACCAAGAAATTATCTCCATGGAATTATATTGGAGAAAGAAAGACCGTCATCAATGGTCGACCCATGATTGCCTATAATATCATGGGTGTTGAATCACTAGATTACATTGAACTATACAAATGGTATGCTCCTGGTGGAAAGTCACAAGAGTCCTATCGTTTAGATGCCATTGCTCAAGTTGAATTGGGTGAAGGTAAAATC